TCAATTCTTACATTTCCAGAACTATCTCTTCTTACTAAAGTATATAAATCTTGTGTAGTGCTATCTGTACGAACTTGATCTCCAGCAGTGTCATCATGAGCAGTATCCCATTCTGTTTGACCCCAAGCACCTGCATAACTTGCTATAGTGCCGTCTCCAACCCCTGAATAATAACTCGTCGGATGGTCAGTATAAAGAGGATAAACTACCTTATTTAAAACTTCTTTTGGGATAATCTTTTGTAAATATAACTTTCCGCTCTTGATAACTAATTTTATCGTTACTGGGATATTGAATTTTTCCGCTTTTATTCCACTATCCCATATTCGAGCATTCCTGAAATAAGAATATTTATTATCTTTACCTAATTTTATAGTTTTACCAGAAAAATCCAATGATGTTTTTTTGTTCCACTCTGTATTTTGCAAATCTAAAATCTTAAAGTCTATTGGTATCCCTAATTCAAACTCAAATATTAAATTTTTAGTAATATCTAATGGTTTTTCATTTATCCGTATAACCTTTCTTAATCCCGACCAAATAGGTTGAGCAATTAAATCGATTCCTGCCCCAAAAGCATCTTTATATAAAACGCTATTATCACTTTGTAATATCCCCTGAATATGATTACAGGCTGGTTTAGCTTTTATAGTATGATTAGTTCCTTCAAAATTATTATAAAATTCAAACCAATCGTCAGCGTATTCAGGAATTGTCGGATGATAAGATGCTTTTTTATGTTGCCATCTCTTCAAGCTATTATTAAATGATAAAGTAGTGTCTATCTTCTGGAAATTCCCATCAATATCCTTATAATTGATATGTCCCACATGGATTATATAGCGCTGTTCCTCATTCCCTAAATCAAAGACATCTTGATTATAGGATTTTTTAGCAAATATCTCTACTCCAGCGGCAGAAAAGACTAAAGAAGGGATTAAGCAGAATGCTGATATTAAGAAGAGTTTTAAGAGATATTTTTTAGCCATAAAATAAAAAAAGGTAACCCAGTCATTTTGCCAAGTTACCATAATTTTAATTTATTCTATGTTAAAAATAATATCACATAAAAAATAAATGTCAATAGGGTCGTTACCATAAAATAGTAAAGAGGGTTTATCGGATTTGGGTCAAATTTGTTCTATACTCTTGAAATTAAAGCCACATACATCACATTTGTGATATCGAATTGGAGGGTCGCTTTTATAACATTGGGTATCTTTGGTTTTGCATCGCGGGCATTTTATAGGGAAAAATGGGATGGCGTATTCGAATTCGGGTTTGTTCAATTTTTTCTCATCTTTATTTTCTCCAGGCACTATTACTTTCCGTTTTTTAGATATTCCATTAAGCCATTTCCGAGAACCTCTATTAATAAAATTACCTACCATGCATCCATCCTTTACTATCTCGATTAAGCCATGACCCTTTTTTTTCTTTTTCTGCCTGAACTGCAACTGGCCGGGGATAATATATATATTTATCATCTTCTGATCGCAATGCCGATACCCGAATCATATCCGCAGCTGCAGCCGCATAGATTTCTACATCCCAATAATGATTAGGTCTCCCACTTGTTATTTTTTGCCATTCCTCATGCGCTCTGCCTTTTTTATCTCGTAATATGATTTTATGCTCAGCACAAAATTGCTTTAAATATTCTTCCGATATCCCCTCGAATAAATGCCATTTAGATGGGTCCCCGGGACCGGCATGCACCATGCGGTTAACCTTGTCCTTATAATGACTCGTGTCAAGATGCCATAATGTTAATCCTCCCGGGATAGTTGTCCCTGTCCTGGGATTTTTGTCAAGTGGACTAATCCGGTATGGCGCCCCGGGTAAATGATCTTGTCCTTTTATCGGCCGGGCGATATCCCTATATCGCCTGCATACATCGTATACTTCATCTGTCCTGTATCCAGTATCTATACAGGCAAGTCTTACACCCAAAGGATCTGTTCTTTTTGCATTTGGATAATTTGTTTTAAATAAAATAGATAATACCTCTTCCCATGATTCAACCCTGCATGTCCGGATAAGCCACGATTCCTCTCCGATACCCCAACCCCTTATAACTATATAAAAATGGTCTTTTTGGACGTCCACTCCGGCGGTTAACACTAAAACACCTTCAGGTAACTGTCCCTCCGGATATCCGCCGGATAATTCTTTTAATTTCTCGGGGATGGTTTCTTCTGTTTTCTCTTCCCATGGTTCAGCAAGCCAGGAGTTGATAAAATTCATTAATAACTCTATATGGTCTTTAGAACCCAAAAACTCAGCAGCAATATCGCTCCATGTAAGCCAGGGCGAATATAATGATGATAACCAGAATCCTCGATGTCTTGAATGATTCTCATCTACCTGTATATCCCCTGGTTGATTGAATCCGGATTCTTCTGGCGCCCAAACCCCTTTAGCCATAATCCGTTGTTTATCGATATCAGTTATTTTGCACTTACAATATTCACATTCATACCAGGCAAGTTTTTCATTTTTTATTTTTTCAGGGTCCCGTTCGCCTTCAGGCCATTTAATTTGACTCCATAATAATATTTGATATTTATTACAATGAGGGCATGGCGCGAAATATTTCTGCCTGTCAGATTTTTCATATTCACGATATATATACCCTTGCCGGATTGTGGGTGTCGAGACTTTTACGATTTTCCTATTCCAAAATGTCCTTGTCCGTTCTGTCCCGAGTTTTATCGGATCTGCCTCCTTCCCTGAAAATCTCGGATATTTGTCAATCTCATCAAAAAAAACATAACGAATCGGTCTCTGGGCAAGATCGGCGGGACTATTTGATCCCGCAAAATATAAAATCATTCTATCAAGATGGTATTCCAGTTTAGTCATATCATCGGCTAATTCAGGCAGATGTGAGTTTAGCACAGGGGAAGATTCTATCATGGGTTTTATTCGATTATATGATACGCTTTTGGCATCCGGCACACGCGGCATAACGAGTAATGTAGGCCCCGGATCCTGGTCAATGATATAGCCGATCATATTATACATACTCTCGGTTTTGCCTAATTGTGTTGCCGCCATGATAGTGATTTCTTCGATGTGCGGATTGTTAAAGGCATCCATAATCCCTTTTAAATATGGAGTCCTGTGAGTTCTCCAGTGGCCAGGTTCTGCGCTGGTCATAGAATCGAGTATGCGGTATTTATCCGCCCACTCCGATACGGTTATCTCATCTGGAACTTTAAATGCTAATTTTTCTTCAGGATAGAATATCTCCAGATTTTTTTTTGTTAATCTAAATGGCATATTATTTCTCTCTCGATAATTCTTTCAATATATCAGTCACACAGTTTTTAAGAATATGTTCCGCTTCTCTGGCTTCCAACCCTGCGACAAGCGGCGCGCATGAGCGCGGAATGAAAAGTAACGCTTTCTTAAATATCTTTATCCGTTCTAACCATCTTTCAATGACCTTATCTTTTTCTATTAGTTCGCCGCGACGTTTTTTAAGCTCGATTTTTATCAATTCATTACGCAATTTTCTATATTCAATATCACTTTTTTCTTTTTCGGAGCTGGTAGGTTTCTTTTCATTGCGGGAATCACGCCATGCCTTTATTTCAATTAAATCGTAATCCCCTTCTTCTGTTTTAGGCATACCATTGGCAACCCAACTCTCAATCGTTCTGTTTGATATTTTTAAAGCTTTAGCAACTTCTCTTTGTGTGCGGACTATTCCAGGGGGTAATAAGGGGCCTTCGTAATATTGGAGTTCTTTGAGTTCATTTTGAGATAACGCTTTCCCCTGCTGCATTTTCTGTAAAAGATGCATATGTCTTTTCTTCTTGGCCACAACAATAATGTCAGGGGTTGCGTTCTTTTTAGACATGCCATACCCATTGAATTAATAACCTTTACAATGTATACTTATTTTTAGACGGATAATGCGGCTGTAAAAGGTCCACATGGGTATAACATGCGGGCTGGGGCGTATGCCTCCGGCCGCTTATTTTTTACTTAATTTAGCTTTATGTCCCGTAAAATCTTCCCACCTTTTGACTGCAACATCACAAAACACAGGTTCAATCTCTATGGCAAAACATCGCCTATGTAATCGCTCCGCAGCGATAATTTGAGACCCGGATCCACTAAAGGGTTCATAACAGATATCATCCCATGTAGTATGCAGCCTCATCGGGATAGCAAAAACCTCAGTGGGTTTAACTGTCGGATGCTGGTTCCCTGTATTCCGTTTTTTGCCTTCCCAGTCAAGTTCCCAAACATCAGTATAATATTCGGGTTTGGATGGATCTCCGGACCGTAATAAATCTATAGTCCAAACTGAACCCACGGATTTAATCGATGGATTATAATCCGGCTTGTATCCTTTCTGCCAAATCAACAAGCATGGTTCATGTCTCCATGCATAATAAGAATAGGTTAAAATGGCGCAGGGTTTAACCCAGATGATTTGTTG